ATGCCGCCCAACTCAAGAGCTGCAGACAACACCGAAGAGGCGTCTACTGGAGGCACTGTGTTTCCCTGAGGGCCAGCTACCGTCCCGAAGCGCTCTGATCCAAAGCCTCCATCCAACAGGCTGCTCAACACACCCACGGTGCCATAAAGAGCGTCCTCTATAGCAATCTCTATATCATCCTCCAGGACGGTCCCTACTCTGTAGGGATATGTCATAGAGAAGCTTGCCGAAGATGGTGCCGAATTATAATTAGTGGTTGTGCTGAAGTTGTTAAATATCGCAACCTCAATAACTCCGGTGCCAGGACCTATTATATAATTTTCTTCACTTTCCGGATCAACAATCCATGTTGTTAATTGGTTATCTATAGAAAATGCATTTCTTCTAAGAATAGACTCTATGTCATCATTCATAGCATCATAAGTTTCGGCAGATGCTCCAAACCCCATTATATCTGCAACATCACCAAAAAAGGTATGCAATCCTACAGACAGACTCTCCTCTTTCTCGCCCAAGAGGGCAGCATGTCCATCGACCCCTTCATACTCTATTTTGAATTCACTTTTCTTATTTTTCAAAATAGCACTAGACTGAGAGGACGATAATGTTTTAATATATTCTCTATTAGTAACAGTCGTTCTAAGATTAGCAATGTGTCCGGTCGTAGTAATTGGAAGACCAGGACTGAAGACTGGCGATGGGCTTATAGGTTCTTCTTTTCCAATAAATGATCCTGTAGAAATGTCATATGTAAATGGCGTTCCAGAGTCGTCATCCATCCACTTATCTATAGTTTCATCAAGCCATTCTTCTAATTTCTTTTGAGCATATTCGTCTGCAGTATATGCCAACTTGTCTATATTTAAAAGAGACCCCTCTCTTATAAAAGATGACAGCAAATTCATACTATACATTTGATTTTCAGCGTAAAAATTTTCAAATTTTGTAAGACTCTCATAAGCTCTTATTTGCTGAACTTTATATGCAAACAATGCCTTTGTAGCCCATAATAGCATTTTTTCTGTCTTATCTATATATCTTAAATCATTTGCACTTTTTAATGAGGAAAAGACCTTCTTCTTAACCAAGATGGTAGCCTCAGGAGACATTGTTACAATATTTCTAGTATCTGGAGTTATAGAATTTGCATGATTTTGATCTAAAAATACAGACGCTCCAGTTCCAACCAAGGATACATGAAACGGATCTCTTCCTTCTACGATATTTCTTCTAACCTTTTGAAATGTTGTAGAAATATTTTTTGAAATATTTAAATCTGGAGAAATACTCATACAGAACCACCTTTTGCTAAACTATTATACTACTTTTAAAATTATTCACCCTTAGCCTGACTCCTTCTGCTTACGGGTGTATCATTTACTAAGTCCTGAACAGAAAGGGGTGGCTCTTTAAATTCGCTGCTGACAGACCCCACGCTAGGACTTTCAATGGAGTGATCACTCTCCCTCCTTGTAATTTCAGTTGCAAAAGATAAATTAGTATTTCCTGGATAAGCTCCCTTCTCCTCTGTAGTCTTTTGGCTCATCATGGTTTCTCCAGCAGCATCTGTTGGCTCTCTATGCCATGGCATAAAGTTGTCTCTCTTGCCTGTTCTTCTGGTTACTGTAAAGGAAAAAGTATAACTAAAGTGTCCAGGCTCACTTGCTGTTTCGGTAACATTAAAGGCTGTAAAGAATCCTCTAAAAAATTCTCCCTGATGATACAGGTCCACATTTGTAGCGAAAGAAGCAAGCGTTGGAATTGTAGCAAAGGTTCCTGAGCCGCCGTATGTATCTCCGAAGCTTGTGCCTCCAGAAAATGGATCTGTTATTATATCTATTGCATTACTTACACCAGATACTGCATTAGAAAAGACCCCACCTGTCAGAATATCTGCAGCCAGAGTTAAGCTTTCGCCAACGCTAGATGCAGATGCCAACTCTGAGGCTGCAGCTTCCGCCGCAGCCAATGCAGCTTCCGCCAACTTAGTTTGCCTGTCTGCCAAGACTTGCCTATATTGAATTTGTTCATGTCTATAAATATCTTTAAGAACATTTATTCCCGCTATACCTGCTGATCCCGTAGTCCCTTGTACCTCCATGACGGGAAGCTGTTCCCCCCAGTACTGAACAACGAAGCCTCCCTTTGTAAGGTCTGGCTTTATAATCTTTGCATCTCTGATGCTTATATTCTGAGGGTTTATATATAATTGTCTTTTATCCCAAAAGGCACTGCCATCTTTTGATGCAGTATATGGACTCTGATCATCAGTTAGCGCCTCAATGCTAATTGGGAGAAAAAATATTATAGTTTGTCTTTGAATCAATTCCATATCACCCCACTACACCCCTCCGGATAGCCTATTCTGTGTATCTTGAGAAAGCCTAACAACCTCGCTAGCCTCAGAGGTAAGATCTATTGTAATGTGAACCGGCCTACCCTGCGAATTATCATCTTGCCTGGACTCCTGCTCAACTGTCATTTCATTTCCTTTCTTTTCTTTCTCTATAAATTTAGCTGCCCGAGTTACTGCAATATTCCTAAGGGCACGCTGACGCTGCTGCTTCTCATCTATTTCAGTAACAACTCCTGGAGCCCCTGCGGCGGACCCTCCTCCTGTGCCTGCCAAGGTTTGAAGTATAGGGTCATCGTCCTCAAGACCTAATTTCTTGAAATATTCAGGCAACTTACTATTAGCCGCCCTTGCGGCTGTGTGCGATCCGGCGCCACCAGCCTCAATGAGTGGTATAGTGTATTTCTTCAGTCCCGTAGCTGCAACTCCTCTAGCTGCGGTCAAAGACGGTCTTGCTATTACTGCTAAAAGATTAGACTGAATTTCTAGTTGTCTGTTAGCCTTATCCCACTCTCCCAATGTTTTATCTCTGCCATCCATTTCATTTGCCAGTTGCTTTTGCAGCTCTGCCTTTGAATCAGCATCTCCAGACTTTGTGGCCTCGTCCAGCCCGGCCAACAGATCTAATACACGTGTTGCTTGCTTTGGATCACTTATACCAAATTGTTTCGAAAGCATCTGCTGCTGAACGTAAAATTGATTTTGAAGCTCTGGAGACTCTGCTGCCTGCTGAACAGTAACTATATCACCACCAGTGAATGATTCCAAGGTTCCTTTTAATCCAGAGACCAATTGCTCACTTATAGCTGCTTGATCTCCAGTTTTCTCTGCATCTAACATTGCAGCCTGCATGCCAATGGATGCACCAAGCATACCTCCACCGGCCCCCATATCTAATCCGCCCTTTTGCATCATTATATAGGCATTTGCATAATTCGTTGTTAATCCGGCCAAAGCTTGAGTCAAAGTTGTTGTTAATTGAGTTGCGTTTTCAATACCGAGGCCCATATTATCCATAACGCTTCCAAAGCCCTCTAAGATTGGCCTACCGAAGTCTGCTGCCAATCCAAGCTGCTCGAAACCTTGTATGGCACCATTTAAAGTTCTAGCAACAGTCTGTGTAGTTAAGCCTGTCTTCTCTGCTATTCCGCTGAATGACCCCATCATCTCTGCGGCATCTTGAGCACTCTTGCCCTGCTTGTTCATTGCAGTATTTAACAGGTCTGCGGCCTGGCTCTGGCTTATGTTCATGGCCGAAGCTTGAGCTGACGCAACAGCATATAATTTTGTAACCCCAACACCAGTGTCAACACTTTTATTTAACTGTTCTAAAGATAGACTGGTTCCTCTTGTTGCGGATACCATTCCGGCCATCTCGTCTCTAGTCATATGCATGCCTCTTGCAAACTGGCTGGAAGTTTCCATTTTTAATGCATCTGCAAATTTTATAGCTTCTTTGTGAGCCCCTCCAAATCTTCTTTCTACGTCATACATTTGATTATCAAACATTCGCATGTCCTTAGAGGGTTTGTCAAATAAATCTGTTAACCCTTTTGCCATCCCCAACGCCCCAGCGGCCAGGCCCTCCAAGGCAGCTTTCGCCGCCAGGGTGCCTTTAAGGAAGCCTGCCGCAGCTTTCGCCCCCGGAAAGGAGCCTGCAATTTTTTTAATGCCCCCAGCGCTTAGCGAGTCAATCGCTGTTTTGGATGCGTCGATATTCCCTGTTAAATCATCAAAAGCAGTCGAAACCTTCATCCACTCATCTGACATCTGAGAAGCTCTTGATCCAAGTGAGAAAAATTTGCCCAAAGCACCGCCTGCTTCTTCAGCCCTTTTCCCTACAACCTCAAGGTCTCTCGACATAGCCTTCAGGATTGTCTTCCGATCCTCCTGATTCAAACCTTCTACAATTCTGGTTACGTCTTTCTCTGACATTTAGTCTATTCCTTGCTTGCTAACTTGAATAATTTAGACATATCTTTTGGCATCCTAGTATCTCTAGCGCCCTTTGCTCTATCTCTGTTAGTATCAGCTAAATTAGTATTTTTATATTTTTCTTTAATAGATTTAATAAGTTCATGGTTCCTTCTGAAGTCTTTGTCAACAATTTGTCTCTCGAATTCTTCATCAGAAGCGAATCTTTCGTCCTCTTTCATTTCTCGCATACTTCTTAGTCTCTGAACTGCTTCAGAATTCCAAAACGATGCCAAGTATTCATGAAAATCTAAATCGTATTTATATTGGTATTCTTCGTCTATATTAAACATTTGGGCGTACCAACCCCATTGGGCCTCGGTTATGTAGTTGAATCTTTCGTCATCAACAGCACATTTCCAAGCCTTACATAGTTTCCAGCGGAGCCTGCTGATTGGCTCCTCGGCTATTCTTTTAAAAAATCTAGGCCAACTTCCTCACCAGACGCCTCTACAAGCTTTTCATATACTTGATATAGTCTCTCTACTATAAGGGATTGTAGACCATAAACTACAGATAATCGTCTTTCTTCTTCATCAGTTATGCTATCATCATCACAGATCTCCTCAAGAGGAACTCCATTTATCGATTCAATAACATAAGATACAGTTATCGGTTTTATATCAAGAATCCTATCGGCTACATCAGACTTCATAACTTGATGCATAATATCAACCTGTTGCTTTGTAGATAGGGTAGTTACCACAAACTTGAATCCCTCAATATCTACAATTTCCTTGAGCCTACCCAAAAAGACTAAATCTCTTAAGTTTCCCAAGCTGAGCAGTGTTTCTCTGTCGTCTTCGCCCTGAAGATCACTATCTTCGACACGCTCAATTTCTATATTTTCTTCATCATTTTCTTCAGGGCGAGTAATCTTTGCAGTTCTTCTGGCCATGCAAATCTCCTTTTCATTAGATTATACTATATTTGTTATACTCTTTTATAGAAATAAAAACACCATCTTAAAGAAGATGGTGTTTTTTAGTATTTAACTTTTATTTCTAGTAAGCTGCGGAGATAAGTCCAGGGAAGTCTAGAGCACCACGTCTGCCCGATGCACCAGCATCAGCGGCCTGTTCAACCCCATCCGTGTCTCTTCCCGCTATCTCACGAGAGCCTGCCACACCTTGACTTAGTGCAACCGCCTTCTCAGGACCGCCTCTTGAGGAAGATACAAATTCAGCATCTATATTTGCATTCTCTATGATAGTATAGTCAGAAACCTGATAAGTCTTTGACAGATTGCTGAACCAGCAATTATGATAAGTTGTCATTACAGCATCTTTACCTGTGCCGGTAAACTTATCTAAAACAATAATATCAAAAGGGATTCTTTGAGCATGAATGTTCTTAAATCCTCTTGAGAATGATTCCGGCAAAGAAAGTCCATCAAAAACAATTCTTTGTACAGTTATTGTCACCTGTGCTGGTGACTGTGGAACAATTTCAATTACACCATCCGTTCCTACTTCTGAAATTCTTTTATTAGCTCTCTGCTGGGTCTCTTGAAAAGACTGTATTGCGCCAACAGGTTCACCATTGACATACACGATAATCTGGGTTGATAAACCGGTTCTTGTCTTAGATCCATTATCTGGATTATCGAGTATAGTTCCTGTGCTTGGATAATCTGCCATTTTTTTCTCCTATTTTAAACAACCCCAACTTCTATGTCTATAAATATGTAATTTATAGGATAGGCTGGAGTAAATTGCAGGTATACGTTGATTTGTCTCGGATCAACCTTATCTTGTTCGACCGAGATATTTTTATAACTTGTAATCAAACCTTGCGAAATAAGACCTGACATAATAGAGTTAGTTCTTGCAGATACAAGAACATTTGTATCAGCACTTTGAACTCCTCCTATATATCCCTTTAACGAACCTCTTAAAACACGCTTAACATAATCTCTGATAAATATTATTGAAATCTCTTCGTCTTCAACATATCCAGAATTACTTGTGGTTCTTCCGGCCAGCACCTTGCCTCCGCCCGTGACAGGCTCAACAACTGTGGCTCCAACATTTCCAAGACTATTTAGAGTAATTTGCCTGAAAACCTTATCTCTTGTTAGGGAGAAGCCCGATAAAGCTTTGTGGGTTAATGGGATAGCTACATTCTGCCTTGCAGATAAGTACCCAGCTGCCGCAGCCGCCATGTAGAATCCGTGTAATTCAATGTTTGTTCCATTTACGTTTCTTACAACTGCGTCGGGAAAGAAGTAAACACATCGATTACTTGTATAGTTATCACTAAGCTTAAAGTTTACAAGATCCTCTACGTTTCCGCCCAGTACCTCTTCTGGATCGTCGCCCTGAACACCCTCTAATATACCTATGTCTTCAACCGCAACCTCTTCCGTTCCGATCAAAGCTTCCGCTGTAACGCCCATCTGGGCACCAATAAATGCGACTCTCTCTCTTCTGTTTGCGATAGAACTCATGTTTTCACAATGATTTACTGTCGCTCTAAAAATAGACGAGATAGCCTGAGATGGAAGTGGGACCATTATCTGGGCGTCTGCAGCTTCCAAAGCTTCCAAAGCGTTAAACCAGTTCGTATCAAAATATTCTGCATCATTTTCATCTATATAAGATATTTTAATACCATCGCCTTCTTTTAGCGCACCACTTGTGACTAAGTCGTTGTGAAGCAACAGAGAAGCGTCGTCGCTACTGCTTTCCAAATCTTTTATAAAATAATTAATATCTTCATAAGTTGAGGCTAGCAATCCTGATAAATTTTCTCCGGCATTATTATCTGCTACATATACTTTTGAATCATCTGCGATAGCAGTAATTACAAGTTCTACATCATTATTTAAAAGACCAAGCGCTGAGGCTATCTCATCCTCAGCGGTTATTGCAGATCTGGAATCCCATGCTTCAGAGGCATCCTCAAGGCTTGTAATTACGATAACAGAGCCTACATGTGCTCCGTCAAAATCAAATTCTGATGTAGTGAAGTAAACACCCGTCTCATCTTCATCAATCTCTCCCTCATCGCCGTTGCCTATGATATCTACTGAAGAATCAACAATCGTATAAGAGAATGCGTTATTAGAGCTTTTTATCCAATTTCCTTGCTGAATATCAGACTCTAATTGAGAATTATAGAAGTTAACCTTATTTGGAAATAGCTGAATATCTTCGCCATCTCTTACAAAGAAAATGTTAACTCTTGTGTCTGGATCAGGCCTGCCATTTCGTAAGCCAGTTATCGGCCTTGGAATCACGAATCTAAGATCATCAACCTCGCAAGCGTCTCCTGACTCGCCAGCGGCAATTGTAAAGCAGCTTGAGAATCCTCCAACACCTAACGAGTTCTTTTCCTCTATTAGCGTAACCGTAGTTCTTCTTGGAACAGGCGGCTTACACTGCATAGCCAAGATTCCAGGCGCCCCATTTTCCATAGCCATTACCGAGCCCAAGGCGAGAGTGTTATCCTCACTTGGAACACCATGCTTGTTAAACAAGTCTATAGCCTCTGTAAAGAACTGAGGATCATTAAGATCTGCTTCATAAATATATGCAGCCTCTAATTCATCACCTGCAGCTAAGGCTCTTGAGTTTACATCTACATAAAATTTATCACCAACCTCAAAGGCAACAGAGCCTTCTTCGATTCCTAATAATAGTACTCCATTATCTTCCAACATATAAAATTTCAGACCTGCATCTGCAAGACCTGATTGCGCCGCATCCTCTGCAGCATCAGGAAATCCAGAAGAATCATCATCTAATTGATGAAGCCTTAGTCTTCTCGTTGATGTAATTGCCTCTACTGTGTATTTTCCTCCAGCAAAAAGATTGCCGGGGCACATGACTACAGTCTTTCCTATGTCTGCGCTTGTAAAGCTCCCCTCGCTTGCTATATTAAGCGAGTTTCCGCTAAGATCATGCGCTATATCTTCATCATCAATAAGAAGATTAATAGCCCTTATTTCCCATTCAACGTCTGTCCAGTCGCCAACTCCTTCGCCGGCGCCCTCTAAACTGTCTGTAGTTACGGTTATTGTGGTATCTGTTCCATCAGACTCAATGCTCTCAATCTCGTATCCAGCATATCCGTCTAAACACAGAAAGTCTCCAGCCAAAGCTTGCCCGTACTCTACCAAGTCTGCACCAAGAATGTCAAACCGAGATGAAGTCCCGGATGTCGCATCTCCATCACTCAATACAACAGAACCTCTTCCGAACATGTTTCCGCTTGCATCACCGGAGGCAACAACAAATCCATCACTACATTCGTTGGAAGATCCAGACACCGCGCCGTCGTTAGATGTATAGTATGAACTATGAAAGGTAATTGGGCTCCCAGCAGAGTCGTATAGCAGGCCGGATGTAGATCCCGTGGCTGTGAATGTAGCCAAGCCTGGTATAGGATCTCCATTCGCATCTCTTACTACGCTGACACACCTTATGGTCCATCTCTCGTCAGGAGCAGTATCGTCAAGAATATCCAAAGTAGAATGAGGACTACACTCCTCCTCTACCAATGTTCCTGTGCCGATATTCATGCTGCTTGCAGAATAACCATTGCCATCCTGGTCGCCTATTGATGCTCCCTGTAGCTCAACGCACCCTGTAAGCGGATCTAATCTAAAATCAAATGCTGAACCAAATCCACTTGCATCAATCTCATCTTCTATTCCAAATAAAAGTGTTCCATTTAATCTAAGTTCTGTTCTACCGCTTATAACGGGGGAGTTTTGAAGCGAAAAGAATCGCCCATCTCCACTCCCTGTCGGGCTGCAATCAGAATCTCCATCCTCACCTCCGCCCGCAGCAGATTGTACAATAGTTTCTAATCTATGACCTTCGCCCATGACGCAAACTATTCTTAATCCGCCGGGAATAGAGACGCCACGAGTGATAACTCTGTCTCTTGCAAAAGCCCCAGGCTGTATGAAGCCTGAAATTCCGGGTATATTAGCCATTTAAAATCCTCCGCGCTTACAATAACTCATCAAATTATTTATTATTAGTAGTTTCATTTTTTATAAATCTCTTAAGGTATCTCTGTTAATTCTATTATATCATCAAATCGACTAGATAGCAGGTCTGCCTCTGTTTTCTTCCCTGGAATGGGATGCCAAGTAGGCTGAATGCTGAAAGCTATTTTTTCTACAATATTCTCTATAGGTATCTCCACCCTCCACTCTGAAAGAGTGCTTAAACTAATGTTTGTATTATATACATAGTCATTAGCATAAGGCTCGGCAGCTTCTGCTCCAATTCTTACCATATTTACAAATAAACCATTAGCCCTAAGATCATTCCATAAAACATATTGTATTGCCATAGACACTATGTCTGTTAGCTCCTCTAATTCGCTTTGACTTTCAGAATATATTCCTAAATCAAACCCCAACTCCCAACGACCTGCATAAACCCTATGAGTGGGCGTGCTAATAATCTTTCTAGAACCATAATCTGTTTCTAATAGATCTGTTCTGTATTTATAAGTCATATTTTGATTAAAAGACAAGGGCTTATAAGAGCCTCCACTTGACTTAACTATGATCGCCGGGAAAAACTTAACTTCATATCTATATGAATCACTTATTAATATTTTTGTAGTATCCTCTGAATCTATATCCAAACCTGTTTGGTCGGGAGTAAGGGGATATCCATATTCATCATCTCTATATGTAAAAACGGAATCATTCCTAAAAACCTTCCTAAGCCCATCAATTAATAATGTTTTCGGATGAACTATTGCGGTCTGCTGAACAATATGATTGTCAACAAAAAAGCTTGAATAAACAATATGGTCGCCATTGAATCCTGGCCCCGGCAAATTTTGTTCATCTATCATTCTCTAGTTCCCTGAAATTTAATGGTAAATACTTCAGATCTTCTATACTAGAAGCCTGTGTGCAAAAATGTTTAATCTCTTTAACGTACTTATCTAATTTTTGTCTATCATTTAAATCTTCAACACTAATAACAATAGTCTTTTTAAACATTAGTTCTGTAACTATCTCACCATTATTAGTATCTAAATTACCAGAAACCATTTCTATGGAATTATTATCGGAAACCATATTAACATCGCAACTCATTTCTTTCTTAAGAAAATCAGATAGATTTTGAATTGTTCGTTCCAAAATATTATTTTTTCTTCTTTTTTTACTAAAAATTTTAACAGCAAACATTATCTCACCTCATACTCACGGAGTTCATCAGAAAGCTCAATCACTCTATTGATCGGCTTGAACCTTTTATGGATATATTCTACTCCATATTTTCCCGAAGGCAACCGAACTTCCCAGTATCCTTCTG